CAACATGCAATGCTAAAACGATGATAACAGTTGAAAACGAAATAATCGAGATTGATTCTGTTGAAAACAGGGTATTAATTTTCGATACCAATATTTCTCATAAAATGAAAAGTGCAACAGATGCAAAAAGAAGAATTATTATTAACTTAAATTATATTCAAAAATGAAATTATTTGGTAAAATAGAAAAAGGTTGGGGCCACGAAATAATATTTTCGTCCACCGATCAATACTGTGGAAAATATCTGGTGTTCGTCAATGCCGGCAACAAGTTCAGCATGCATTATCATCTCGTCAAAGATGAAAGCTGGAATGTCAATCAAGGTCGTTTCTTGTTAAGATACATAGACACAAAGACTGCTACCATGCAGGAAAAAATCTTAAACACAGGCGATAATTGGCATAATCCTCCAGGGTTACCGCATCAACTTGAAGCGTTGGAAGACAATTCAATCATAGTTGAAGTAAGTACTCCCGATTCAGTAGAAGATAATTTTAGAATATTTCCTGGAGATAGTCAACGATGAATTTTATTGAAGTATATCCAAACGCATTTCCCAAAGACTACTGTGAAACTATCATACAACGATTTGAAGATATGGTCAAAATAGGCCAACATCTCACACAAAACAACATGATGAAAAATCAGGACGATCGAATATTTTTTGATTGGGCATTTCACAGTCAACAAAATTTCAGCGTAGATCCTGACCTGTGTTCTTTCTTTTATAAAACTCTAAACAAGTATTATATAGAACAGTACTTTGAAAAATATCAGAGTCTTGGATTTTGTTTTCAACACACACCCAAGGGCATGAGTGTACAGAGAACCGGCCCGCGCCAAGGCTACCATGCGTGGCATTGTGAAAATGCAGATCAATCATCAGCTAATAGAATTCTAGCCTATACCCTGTATCTCAATGATATTGAAGAGGGCGGCGAAACAGAATTTCTGTATCAAGGCCTTAAGATTAAACCAGAAACTGGCAAGTTAGTTATTTGGCCTGCCTATTTTACTCACCCCCATAGAGGGAATCCCATATATAAGGGGTACAAATATATTATAACCGGATGGTATTCACTGGATCACTAGTATGTCTACAATAATAGTTAACGGTACCTTTGATATTTTGCATCCTGGGCATGTTGCTATGTTGAACACAGCTCGTAGTTTAGGAGGTTATCTTGTTGTATGCATTGATACAGATAGAAGAGTTCAAGAATTAAAAGGTGAAAACCGTCCAATCAATAACCAGATTGATCGCAAAGTGATGTTACAAAATTTAAAAGCTGTTGATATTGTAGAATTTTTTGATAGCGAAGAAGAATTGATAGCATTAATCAAACTGTACAAACCAAGTGTGATGGTCAAAGGCAGTGACTATCGTGGGCAACGCATAGTAGGCGAAGCACACGTACCAAAGGTATTTTTTTATGACAGAGTCAGCGACTATTCAACAACTAAAACAATTCAGGATATTACTAATAGGTGACAACTGTCACGACATTTACACTTATGGTTATGTAAATCGTATCAGTCCCGAAGCACCGGTTCCTGTGTTTGAACCGCACTATACCATTCACAAAGATGGCATGGCAGGCAACGTGTGTAAGAATCTAGAAGCATTGGGATGCACAGTCAACTTCCTACACGGCAAATCCAGCGAAAAGAATAGATTAATTGATGCCCGTACCAAGCAACAATTATTGCGTATGGACCGAGATGTTGCTAGCGAACCTATCACATTTGAAACCGCAATACCGCCTGTGTATGATGCCATAGTAATCAGTGACTACAACAAAGGCACAGTGACCTACGAATTAATAGAAGAATTAGTTAAAGAAGTCAACGTGCCCATCTTTATAGACACAAAGAAAACGGACTTGGAAAGACTAGCAGGATGTTATGTCAAGATCAATGCATTAGAAAAAAGTCGTGCAACAAGTTTACCCGACCCAGAACACTTAATTGTTACACATGGCGGCGATGGCGCTTACTGGAATGGTTGGGTATGTGCCGCTGAAATTGTAGGTGATGTCACTGATGTTTGCGGTGCTGGAGATACATTTTTAGCAGCATTGGTATATGAGTTTTTAAAAACAGGGCACATGCCCGATGCTGTTAAATTTGCAAATAAAGCATCATCGATCACGGTGCAACACGTTGGAGTTTATGCTCCTAGACTAGAGGAAATCAAATGATTATACTAACTGGTGCTGGGGGATTTATCGGTAGTGTGGTGCTAGGATATTTAAATTCTCAACAAGTCACTAATATCATCATAGTTGACGATCTGCCTTATCAAAATCAATATAAAAATCTCATAGGTAAACAGTACAACAGACTAGTTTCTATAGATGACATCGATCAAATCAATGAAAATATCACCGGGGTTATACACATCGGCGCTAATGCTAATACTCTAGAAACAAATTGGAGTTCAATTTATACAACAAATGTTAGATCTACAAGGAAATGGAATGCATTTTGTAAACAACGCAAAATACCTTTTATTTTTACTTCAAGCGCATCGGTGTATGGCAACGGCACTGGTCCGATGAATCAATACGCATTCAGCAAACTGCTCAGTGAAAATGAAGTAGAAGGAGTTGTCCTTCGATTGTTCAATGTGTATGGGCCCAATGAGTATCACAAAGGCAGAATGGCTTCTACAATTTTACATTGGTTTGATCAAATCAAAGAAACTGAGGAAATAAAGATATTCGAAAATAGCAAGAATTATTTTAGAGATTTTGTATGGGTCGAAGATGTCGCAAAAACCATACATCATTTTATGTTTGAAAATTATCAACCCGGAATCTATGACCTCGGCAGCGGGTCTAGCATGGATTTTGAAACTGTAGCAGATCTTGTAATAGCTAATACAAACAAAGGCAAAAAAAGATTCGTAGATATGCCCGATGATCTTAAAAAACAGTATCAAATAAATACATTAGCTGATACGAAATTGTTAACAAAATCTGGGGTAGATGTCAAAAGTTTCACCAAAGTGCATGAGGGCATCGCAACATACATAGATTATTTGGCTAAAGATCGTTATTACTAATTTGAATAAATAATAATATGGCAAAGATACCAGTACTTGACGCAGTAAGAATCATACCCAGAGAAGCGGATTTTCTCGATAGAAGATCCGGGAATCGCGGTGAAATTTTCATCGACGACGATATCGGCACCTTGCGGTTGTACACTGGAGAAATCGGCGGAATCAACCTTCTCAAAGACGATCTTTCTAATATTTCAGCGGCAGCTCTTAATAAAAACGTAAATTTCGGGACAGGTACTGTTACTGCTACCCAATTTATCGGAGCAGGAATCGGTGCTGTGCTAGGAGATACTCCGCCGACAGCAGATGCCGGAACCCTTTGGTTTAACACTAGCACAGGTAAATTATACATCTATTACAATGATGGCACTAGCCTACAGTGGGTTCAGCCCATGACTCCTAGTGTTGGCGGCGGAGCTGGAGGAGGC